GTTGCTCGATCTTGACGTCGTGGTCGTTGGCAACATCGACCACATCGCAAAGATGGAAGGTTCGTTCGTCGGGTGGGTGCCCGGCGAGTCGACGTGGCACGGTAAGAACCGGTTCGGCGGTGGCATGTACCTGCTCACCGCAGGTGCGCACACTGACGTCTACACTGACTTCACTGGCCCGAAGTCTATCGCTGACGCACGCGCAGCGGGCTACCGTGGAAGCGATCAAGCTTGGATCAATCACAAGCTCTACGGCAAGCACCCGTCGTTCAGCCATGAGGCCGGGGTCGTCATGAGTCGCGAGCTGAAGCCACCTCGCTACGAGCTTCCGCTGAATGCGCGGGTGGTGCAGTTCTCTGGTCGCATCAAGCCATGGCACGTCAACGTGTCTGGCGTCCAGTGGTTAAAGGATGCCTGGTCATGATCTCAGAGTCGTATCGCAAGCTGAACGCTGAGCTCCACAAGAAGGAGCACGCATACGGCACCAGTGGAAGCAAGTGGGCTGAACACGTGATGAGTGTCGTTCGCGAGCTCGATGCGAAGGACGTCCTCGACTACGGATGTGGCAAGCAGACCCTCGCTGGCATGATCAGCCATCTGGTGCCGTGCCGTGGGTATGACCCTGCTATCCCTCACCTCGCTTTGGACCCCTACCCAGCAGACCTCGTCGTGTGCACTGACGTCCTGGAACACATCGAGCCCGAGCACCTCGATGCGGTGCTGGGCCACATACGGCAGCTCGCTGTCAAGGGTTCGTTCTTCGTCGTGTCGTGCGAGCGCGGTGGTCGAAGACTGCCAGACGGCAGGTACGCTCACCTCATCGTCAAGAACCCTGCGTGGTGGGAAGCGAAGATCGTCGGGCTCACGGGACAGAAGTTCGTGAGGATGTCCAGCAAGTCTAGGACCGAGGAGCTCGTGGGCTATGTCCGCACCTAGCATCGTTGTCGTTCTGCGGACCAATCGAGAGCGGACTGCTCGGCTCGCCGAACAGCTCCTCAAGAAGGAGTTCGATGACGTCGTTGTGATACAGGTGTCGCCGTTCCACGCAGCGGTGCGTGAGTGCTTCAGGATCGCTGAGGAGCGGAAGGCAAGGTGGCTCGTCACATGTGATGGTGATGTTCTTGTCACGCCAGGCATCGGCCGCAAGGTGGCGGCAATCGCCAATCGGCTCCCGTCGTCCGAGTGGCAGGCCATCGGGCAGGTGCACGACAAGCTCGCCGGGTGCAACCGGCTCGGCGGTCTTAGGCTCTATCGCGTGAGCCATCTGCACCTCACGTCAAAGGTGCAGATCGACAACGTGACAAGACCCGAGGCTGAGCTGTGTCGTGTCTTCCCGAACTGGACTCGTTTACCTGACGTCTTCGGCACACACGACTACGAGCAGTTCTACTATGATCTGTATCGCAAGGGCGCCCAGCATCGGGTCAAGCACCCGGGGTGGTCGAAGACCATCGTTCCTCAGTGGGTGTCGAGTAAGGACCAAGACCTGCTCACTGCGCTTGCTGGGTGGCACGGTGACCCTATTCCAAGATGGAAAGAGAAGGACCCCCTGTGAACGAAGACATCAAAGAGCAGCTTGACAGGATCGAGGCGAAGCTCGACGCACTGCTGAAGGCACTCGCAGATGATGAGGACGAGCAAGAACAGTTGACGCTTGACGGGTTCGGTGCTGGGCGCCAACGCGACGATACAATGCCACTATGACCGCCGCAGAACTCAGGCTCACCGGTCTCGACGAAGTCGTCAAGAAGCTCGAGAAGTCACCTGACTTGCTCGTCGGCAAGAACGGCGGCATCGCCCGTGCCGCTCTTCGAAAGGGGGCACGGATCATTGCGGCTGAAGCTTCGAAGAATCTCCAGAAGTCTATCTCAGCGCCGGGTCGTACAGGTATCACTGATTCACAAGGCTTCACTGCCAAACAGGTGAAGGCCAAGACGACGAGGAGAAGGATTGCCGAAAGTCTACTAGGCGGGAAGGGTGAAGCTCTCTATGTGACGGTCAGCCCTGTGCCTCATCCTACGAGCAAGGGCAAGTACAGAAGGCGGACCATCCAAGCTAACGACATCGCCTTCCTTCTCGAGGCCGGGTCGAAGAACATTGACCCGCTTCCTTGGATGCGGCCGGCGTTTGCCTCCAAGAAGGATCAGGCACTGGCCACTATCGAACAAGAGGTGGTCAGGGCCATCAACAAGATTTGGGGTTGAGCATGTTTCCACCTATCTATCAGGTTCTTAAGGATTCTGCCCCTGTCGCTTCCATCGTGCAGACGCGGATCTACCGGCATGGTAGAGCACCACAAGAAGTGACCAAACCTTATGTGACGTGGTTTGTCGCGTCGGTGGCACCTGCGAACAACTTGAGCAGTCCTCCTGGTCACGACCAATGTGTTGTTCAGATCGACTGTTGGCACCCACAGGACTCCGGTGTCCAAGACCTTGCTGAAGCGGTTCGCGACGCGATGGAGCAGGTATCTCACATGACGGGGCTTATCGCCAATGAGCGCGATTCTGAGACGAAGCTCTACCGCGTCGCGCTACAATTCGACTATTGGCTTCCGAGAGAGGCTACGTCTTTCAACTCGTAGACGCCGAGCGCGTCTTAACTCCGAAAGGAAGGCACCATGACTGTCGGCACTGTCAAGACCCAAGGGACCGAGCTCTACTTCGTCGACACGGTGTCGGCGTCAACCCCCGCTCTGGTGAAGCTCTCGTGCCCCACCGGCATCACTGGTCTGGGAGGCGCGAAGGACCAAGTCGAGACCACGTGCCTCGATACCATCGGCGACAAGGAGTTCGCCGCCGGACTGGGCAACCCCGGGCAGGTGTCCGTCCCGTTCAACCTCATCCCTTCCGACACTGGTCATCAGGTCCTCCTTGACCTGAAGGAAGACGGCTCCACGCTGAGCTGGATCATCTGCCTCAGCGACGGTGCGGCTGCCCCCACGCTGGCGAGCGATGGTCTCACCATCGTGCCACCGACGGCGCGTAGCTCGTTCGGGTTCAGTGCGTACATCTCCGACGTCAACATCGACATCGCCACGAACGAGATCGTGCGCGGCACGCTGACGCTCCAGCGCAGTGGCAACGTCACTGCCACCTGGAAGCCCTGACGTGAACGCAGGCCTTCCGGCCGCGCTGTTCGTCACCGATACGCTGCATCCCGCTGACATCGAGCTCCCTGACGGCACCGTCCATCGGTTCCTGTTCAGGGAGTTCACGACAGCAGAGTACCGTTCGGTCCAGCGTCTGGCGACATCCAACGACGAAGACGAGCGCGATCGTCACCGCGCTCTACTGGTCGCACTGACCTTGTGCGACGACACTGGTGCCCGTGTGCTCACTAGCGAACAGGCCGAGCGTCTGCGCCCGGTGGTGCGTGACCGCATGTACGTCGCGGCTCTGCAGGCTAACGGGTACGGGGGCACAGTGCAGGGAAACGGTTCGGCCGCCGAGACTCCGAGTGGTTCTGGCACGTCCTCGCCCTCGCCCTCGGCGGACGCACCGTAGCCGAGTGGAGGTCCACCATGTCGCAACGTGAGTTCGACGCGTGGGTGGACTTCTACCGACAGTACCCCTTCGATGACCACCACCGGTTCCATCGGCCGGCTGCGCTTGTGTCATCGTCATTCGGCGGTAATCTTCAAGAGAGGCTCGATTGGCTGTCACCTCCTCCAGTTGATCCGTCGTTGGCGTCGTTCGACGAAGCCGACCGCAGGACCATCGCAGCTCTTGGCGTGTTACCCCCAGTGAAGGACTGACGAATGGCAGCCGGACGCATCATCGTTGACCTCCTGTTCAGGACCGGCTCGTTCGAGACTGACACGAAGAAGGCGGCGAAGCAGCTCAAGGAGCTGAAGAAGGAGGCAGCAGACGCTGGCAAGGCGCTCGCTGCTGGAGCGGCACTGTATGGGGCAGCCGCTGTCGCGTTCGTCAAGTCAGCGATTGACAGCGCCGACGCTGCGAGCAAGGCAGCGGTGTCCGCCGGGGTGACTACTGAGGCGTTCACTGGGCTCGCCTACGCTGCTGAGTTGGCGGGCATCGAGCAGACGACACTGAGTAAGACGCTCGCGAAGATCAACACCGACATCGCCACCGGCGAGAAGGCATACGCAAAGCTCGGCATCTCGCTCACCGACTCGACGGGCAAGGCGAAAACGGCGGACCAAGTCCTCGGTGAGCTCGCTGACGTCTTTGCGAAGTTGCCAGATGGTGCGCAGAAGTCCGCTCTCGCGGCGCAGCTCTTCGGCGAGAAGATCGGGCCTCAGTTGTTGCCTCTGCTCAACTCTGGCAAGGCTGGCATCAAAGACCTCACTGATGAGGCTGCTCGTCTAGGCGTCGTCATTGACACTGAGACCGGCAGAGCCGCCGAGGCGTTCAACGACAACATCAGCAGGCTCACTACGCAGGTCCGTGGGCTCGGTCTTCAG